AACACCTAGAGAGATTACAACACCTAGAGATAAGAAATCTGAATTACAAGAATGTTAAAATAGAAACACCGATAGAGGAAACTGTTATTTACTGTGATCCACCATATCGTTGAACAGCTGAGTATAAAGTACAACAATGAAGATTTGATTACAAAGCTTTAGATAAACGATTTAGAGAATTACCATGTCCAGCTTATATGTCAGAGGAAAATCCTCACAAAGTAGCATTATCAATGACTAAGAGAAGACTATTCAGCATGGATAAGCCTGTAAATGTAATAGAGGTACTATATACGAACTGAAAGATATTAGAGAAAAAACAAGAGATTATGCAGGCAGATTTATTTACTTAGCTTAAATATCTGCAAGGTCTCGCAGTCAACGAGTGATGGTCTTAAACAGTTAAGCTACCGTATATGCAAGCTATACGATGTAGCTAGAATGTGCAGTCAACCAAAGACTTTAAAATTCATGGAGTTGTTGGAGAAACTCCCAATCAGAAAAATATTCAGCCTGCAACTCCTATTTAATTCTTAATTTACAATATGGAACAAAAACTAAACAGCTTTAAAACCTATAAAGATAATTGATTACTTGTAGTAATCTGAATGATTGTAGCTTATGTAATGATGCTATTACCTTTATGCTGGGGTAGCAACACAGAAGAAGAAAAATCTGAAGAAGTATCAGAGATAGAGCTATACGATGAGAATTGAAATTGTATCTGATGAATTGGTTGTACAAAAGAATGGCAACCTTGAGATTTAAACGAGGCAAAAGATGCTCAAGAAATGCCAGTTCTTACTGCTACTGAAAGTCATCAGAGATTTATTGAACTAGCAGAGAAGTATAATTTACCAGCTGACCTTATTTGGCACACGGAGAATTATTACTGACTTAAAGAGGGTACTATATTGTGTATAGCGATTACAGAAACAAGTGGTGGTAAAAAATGATATGGTAAAGAATGATGTTGGAATTATGGGAACGTGGCAAACAATGATAGAGGTAATCGTAGATGCTTTGCAAACCAATGAGCTTGATTCGCAGCAATAGGACAAACATTAAATAATGAGATGTTAAAGAATAATCAGACTATTGCTTGCTTAAATTGAGCTTGAGATTGTATAGAGCCGAACGCTAGTAGTTATAGATACGCAACTAGCAAGAGTGGGAATTGGAGTAGGAATATGATAGGATGCTTTTATACGATATACCAAACAAAGATAAATCCACAGACTTTTAATTTGCATGAAAGAGTATAGATGGAAAAAGAAGATAGAATAATAGAGATACTTGCACGAATAATTGTCGTTATGGTTATTGGTGTATGTATATGGTGGAATTATGAGATTAGTTTACCTTACTAAAAATAAAAAAATGGAAATAAATCAGATTTATTTAATAACTTTATGGAAATGGAAAGAGAAAAATCTGAATGAGAATGTAGTTTATGAACTTTTGCAGGATATGAAGTTATCTGTAAAGCTAGAGAAAAGCTAGAAGAATCTGAATGAAAATGCAAAGTAGTAGTCCATCCAAGTGTAATAAGTTATGATTATAGGATAGCTTGGACTTGGGAAGAAATGGAGAAAAGGAATGAGTATAATTGGAATGTTGACCATATTAGAATGGCATTCTGACTTAATGCTAGACCTTATGGAAGACCTTTATACTCACAATGGACTACACATTGGGGTAAAGATAGACCTTTACAATTTAATGAGTGGTGGTAATCAGATTTATAATTTAACTTATATATAATGTCTATAACAGAACGAGCTAAAGATATGGGAGTAGAAGACCTAGTAAGAGAAAATAGAAAGCTGAAGGAAGAAAGAGATAGAATGAAGAAAGATACAATGCTAGACATGAAAGATATCAATGATTTGTACAATGAGAATAGAAAGCTGAATGAACATATCAAAGAGCTAGAAGAAGAATTGTGGGTACGAAAACATAGTTATAAAAAACTTATGAAAGATAAGGAACTGTACGAGAGAGCAAGAGATGTGATGTTTTGACCTGAGGAAGAAGACTTGTATGAAGATTTATAATCAGATTTATTTATTTAATTTTATAACCGATGGAAAAGAAAGAAAAAAAATCTGTCTGTACAACAATGGATGTAGCAGACATACTTGCAGAGTTCATTAAATGAAAATGTTTGTATTGAGATTGGGGAGAATACATTATTGATTTATGAATTGACAGTAATTTATATTTTTCTTGGGAGAAAGTAAAAATAGAACAAGAATGAGCTGTACGATGAGAATGCTATGAATACCACTTATATATTGGTATGAATGACTGACCAAGATGAGATTTACTTAATCCTAATGTGTGTAAGATTAAAGAAATTCTCCTAAATTATATGGGAGTATATGAAGAAGACATCAAAGAAATAAAAATAGACTAATCAAACTTTTATTTTATTTACCAAAAGGAAATGAAAAAACTTATAGAGTTATTGAATGAATTTAATCCCTCAATGGAGTGGAGAATGGAAGATTGAGTTTTAGAAAGCAAACTAGACTTCCCTGCAGAGTATGTAGCATATAGATGGATATGCTCTAAAAATTATTGATTTATTAAATGGTTAGTAGAACAAGATAAGATAGATGTAGAAAAAGAAATAAAAAATTCTGAATTAAATTGGTTGCACGAGAGATATTTGAGAGAAGATTGTCTTTTAATGCTACTATCAATATCAGATACTCCTATTGAAGATTTAATTAGTTATTTAAAGTAAAGATGAAAGAAGAATTATATGAAATAGATTGAAAGAAATATCTAAAATGCACCTCTTGTTGAGAGTTAAAAGAGGCTACATCAGATAATTTTAGGAAGAAAACACAAAAGCGTTCTTGATTTTGTTGAATATGTAAAATATGCAATAAAAAACAGGATGCAGTCCTTTACAAGGAGAATAAAGAGAGAGTACTCAGCCGACATAAAAATTATGTAAAAAGAAATAGAGATGCAATAAATCAGCACCAAAGAGAGTACTATCAAGCGAATAAAGAAAAAATAAATAGTCGCAATAGTAATAATCGTAGAAAGCATATTGATGAATTATGATTTGACCGAACTTACTTTCACAGAAAAGCAAATCAATATGCAAAAAAGTATAATCTGATACCTAAATATTGCTCGATATGCTGAAAAGAGATGGATATAGAATTACATCATCCATCTTATGAATGCTTTGATAAACGAAGTGAAGTTGTTATGTGTTGCAAATCGTGTCATCAGAGTATCCATTCTTGACGTATAGAATGCCCAGAGCCTGTAAACTTATTAAATTTACAGTATTAGCGAACAGCCTATTGAATTTTTACTTAGTATTTTAAGATAGCAATGGAAGAACCACAATTCCGAGAGGACTGATGGAACATAGAAGAAGAATCAGATTTCAGACAACCTATTTGTGTCTGATGTGTAAGAGATTGTGCAGATTGCTTAGTTAGAACTTTAGCAGGTACATGACATAGGGGAGAGCCTATCATTCCTAAAGAGCAACACTCTAGTGATAATGAAGAAGTGTTTGATGTTTAACTATTTTATATTCTTATACACATCACTATGGAAAACAAACACATGGCAATGACTCAAAACTTTGTACGACTTGTTACAGAGGATACAGAATCAGATTTTTTAGAATTTAAACAGTACAAACCAGATAATCCTATCAAAGCTGAAGAACAAGAACAATTTAGCTATACAATATTTGAATGATACCATTGAAACACTTTAGCATGTAGAACACATGGAATATATGATTTATATAGAGTATTTGATAAGGAGTGAAATCTGATCCTAGAGACTGAGGATGTAGTGGTAGAACTTCCTAGCTGGTGTAATCCAAAAGAGATAGAAATAAAAGCCTATGATAGATACTGAAACGATAAACTTATTCAGCTTTGATACTGAGTCTGTGAGGTAGAGCTACCACCAAGAGAGCATTCCAGATACTATAATTTGTCAGTAGTGATACCTTTATACAATTCAGAATTATTTATGTGTAGAACTATAGATGCTATCCTAAGCTCTTCATTACCAGATATACAACTAATTCTGATCAATGATGGATCTACTGATAAAACCTACGAGATAGCAAGGCGGTATGGTAAATATTACTGATGTGTTTATGTAGTGGATCAGAAAAACGAATGAGTGGCTATTACAAGGAATAGGGGACTAAAACTCTGCGACTGAGAATATATGGCATTCTGTGATAATGATGACATCCCACATCCATATATGTATGAAACTTTATTTAATGCGTGCAAAAAAGAAAATTCTGACATCGCTATAGCTCAGACTTTAATAAGAAAATTACCAAACGAAAAAGAGCGGTATTTGACTTGCTCAGATAGGGAAGAAAATACTGTAATCTATTCATTTGAAGAAATGATGGAGAATAGGAACACAAAAGCTAATATATTCTTTGTGGCAGTATGGAATAAGATAGTAAAAACTGATGTGGCTGAACTAGCACAATTCCCAACAGGGTATACATGACCATGAGTATTATATGAAGATGTAGCTTATACATGATCCTTATACTCTTACATAGATAAATTTGTATACTGCAGGGATGCTATCTATATGTGGGACAAGAGAAAGCAGCAGACAGTAGGGACAGCAAGCACATGGCATAAAGCATGTGATAATGAGTATGTATGGAAGATGTTTATATATGGATTCAGCTATATGCTGTACAATAAGAGCTGAAACCATTTAACATGGCATGATTACACACACTTTAAAAGACTGATAGAAGCTTATAAGAAATTTGATACACCATCTCCATTAAGAACTTACTGGGATCAGGAACTGAAAAAGCTAATAAATTCACAATGATTATATGACAATAGACTAATCATGGAAGATGCAGAATTGAAGCAAGTAGTAGAGAGACTAAAAAACTAATCAGATTTTTTTCCACCATTTTTTAAAAAATGATTATACTACATCCGCTACGATTAAATGTAGCTTGGTTCTTCTTCATTGTTTAGTCTATGGAATAAAGGGGAGTTGATGCTCTCCTTTTTCTTAATCAGATTTTTTATTTTTTTTATAAAGAAAAATCCACCAATTTTAAAAAACTGATTATAATGCCAACCGTTTATATAGAGACACCAACATTATGAAGAAAGAACTAAACGAAAAACAAAAGATGTTCTGTCTAGAGTACCTAAAGACTTTCAATGCTACTGCTAGTTATAAGAAAGTGTACTGAGTAAGTCAAAAAACAGCTGAAGTGAATTGACCTAAACTACTAGGGAATACTAGAGTTTCTGAGTACCTATCAGAGAAAGCTAAGAAGAAAGTAGAGAAAGCTGAAATGTGAGTAGATTATGTATTAGACAATTTACATCAGATAGTAGAAATCTGAATGTGAAGACAGCCAGTGAATATTAACTGAGAAGAAAAAGAGGTATTTGACTTAAAGAATGTAAACTCAGCTTTAGAGAAGCTCTGAAAGTATCATAAAATGTACACTGAAAAAATAGAGCAAGAATGAGATTTAAACATTAACATTGTATCTTATAAGAAATGACAGAATTAACTATCCCTTACCATTTTATTCCTAGAGATTATCAGATTCCTATTTATGAGGCAATAGATAATTGAACTAAGAGAATAATAATGGTACGACATCGTAGAGCTTGAAAAGATAAGACCTGCTTTAATCTTATCGTAAAGAAAGCTATGGAGGATGTCTGAACTTACTATTATGTCTTCCCTACTTACTCTCAGGGTAAAAAAGCTCTCTGGGACTGAATAGATAAAGACTGATGGAAAACTCTTAGACATATTCCAGACCAGATCATTAAGAGAAAAAACGACACAGAGATGAAAGTGGAGCTGATTAACTGAAGCATTATTCAGATTATATGATCTGATAATGTAGACTCCATTGTCTGAACTAATCCTATCTGAATAATATTCTCTGAGTATTCTCTCCAGTCGCCTGCTGTATGGGACTTCCTGAGACCTATACTAGCTGAGAATGGAGGATGGGCAATATTTAATTTCACTCCTAGATGAGATAATCATGCTAAGGAGTTATTAGATATGGCTAAAGAGAATGAAGGTTGGATGGTATCAATTCAGACAGTAGATGATACAAAGGCAATAGCTCCTGAAGTATTAGAGTCTGAGAGAAAAGAGATTATTCAGAAAAATGGTAGTGATGCCATATTCCAGCAAGAGTATTACTGCAGCTTTGATGCAGGTATAAATGGCTCATATTATGCAGAGATACTTACTCAGCTAGAGACAGCATGACATCGTACTATCGTACCTTATGATCCATGATTAGATGTCTACACAGTTTGGGACTTAGGGATAAATGATTCCACAGCTGTAATATTCTGGCAGATGTTTGGGAGAGAAATCAGAATTATAGATCATTATGAGAATAACTGAGAATGACTATCTCACTATGTAGGAGTGCTTAGGGAAAAATGATACAGATTTGGGACTATGTGGCTTCCTCATGATGCCCAAGCTAGATCACTTCAGACATGAAAAACTGTAGAAGAGAAAATGTACGAATATGGATTTACAGATATACAGATAGTGCCAAAGCTATCAGTATTAGACTGAATAAACTCAGCAAGAGCTATCCTACCAAGATGTTACTTTGATAAAGAGAAAACTGACTGGCTATGGAAATGCTTAAAGAACTATCACAAAGAATTGGATGAGAAGAGACAAGCTTTTAAATGACCTGAGCACGACTGGAGCAGCCACTCTAGTGATGCCTTTAGGTACTTAGGAGTAGTGATAGAAACATACGACTGAACTAATCAAAAGGGAAGAATTATTGAATCACGATCTTAATTTATATCAAATATAAGAGATGGTACACAATATTACAACTCAGGAAATGATAGAGAAAATAAAGGGATGGACTTATGAAGAGATCCAGACCAAAGTGGCTCAGGAATACACAGCTTGAGCTAATGTGGCTATCAATAAAAGACCTATCTTACAGGATTACATTAACTCTTATAATGTAAACTGAGATAAGATGGAAGACTGAAAAACAGTAAGGAGTAAGAGCCTGTATACTTACAGGAATCTTTTTATATCTTCGCTATATAAGAATAAGCCTTTGGTAAAAATAGAGTGAAGAAAAAGAGGAGATGCAGAATATGCTAAGACATGGAACAGATTATTAGAGTTTGATTTTGAGGAACTAGATGAAGATACTATCTCTTACAAGAAAATAGCAAATGAAGTGGATTATGGAATTTATTTGGCAGTAGATGAATGATGGGATAAGGTAACAGAATCTCCTAAAAAGAGATTATATTCTCCTATGTGCTGGATTCCTGATCCTAATTTTGACATAGTAAAGTGATTTAACTTTCATGGCTTTGAATTGGAGCTAACAGAAGAGGAAGTATCAGACTTATATAAAAATACTGAATACATGCTCACAGATAAAGAGCTGAAACAACTAAAAGAAAAGCTAAAATCCAACTATACACAAAGACTTATGACTTGGGCGGATGGATATTGAATAGGAGAGGAACGACATACAACTAGATCTAATCTAAAATGCTATTCAGTTTATAGACATTTTACTAAATTCAATGGTAGATGGTATCTGACTGAGTGGGCAAATGATAGAACTCTACTTATTAGATGTGAGGAAGTAGAAGCAGTAAGATCTGAAGAGAAAAAAGATCCTACAACTATTCCATGTCCAGTAGTACATAGCTGGCTCTTCCCTAAAGAATGAGATCCTTATGGATTATGTGTAGGAGATT